CTTTGTAGAAAAAGATACTGCAGGCACGGTACAGATCTGTGTGAAATTTCCATACCAGCTGAAAAAAGAGTTTGACGAAGAATTTGAAGACCAACGGAATCCAGCTAATAAATCAATATGGGATCCAGAGAGAAAGTTACGTCAACTGTCGGTCTATCATTCTAACTTAATTCAGTTATACGAATTTGCACTAAAACATAAATTTGAGATCGATGACACTTTCATGATTGCGTTGGCGGAAGTTGAAGAAATTTGGCAAAATCAGGAAGAGGTATTACCTTTCAGCAGTATTGTAGCTAATTGGGTAGTGTTAGGCAACAGCAGTACAGAAACTGACGAATGGTTTAAGACTCACTCATCGGGGTTGATAGATAACGATCTGTTGTTGGCGAAAAGTATGGGATATCAATATTCTGGCAAGCCCTATACTATGATAGAAAAAATTGCTGCATCTAACTCGAACAGTTTTTGGATCAAAAACAATACAGAATTTTTAAATTTATGTAACAGCGTTACTGGTCGTGTTTGTATTATATTAGATCGTACAAGTAATACGTTGGATTGGTTAACACAATTCATCAATGATGCTGACACAGCTGGTATTGATCGCGACGAGATTAAAGTATGTTTTAGAGAGCCTAAAGAACAAGATACTGGCATAAACGAATGGATCAAGGCCAACGGAGTCGGTGGCAAAGTTGAAACCGGCAGAATTTTAATTTTTGAATTTAAGCCTGCAAAGTGGTTGTTTAAAGAGAAAGAAAGTGTTAAACTGTTAGTAAGCAATAACTTATATCCGCCAACTAACCAATTGACTAAAGATTGGGTCAGCAGCCATCCTTGTGTGATTTATCTAGGGGATATAAAACCATCAGAACAAAGAGGACAAAATATTGTCGAATTGTAAATTGACCATACGTGACGAAGTAAACATCAAACTAGAAGGGTTGGCTGTTGAAACACGACGTAAGATTGTAAACAAATTAAAATTTGATCTGCCGTATGCTCGCCATATGCCTGCATATAAATTAGGTCGATGGGACGGAACAAAAACATATTTCAGCATTGGTGGCACAGGGTATCTTGCACATTTGGATATCATATTACCCATCATAGAAAATGACGGATATGATATTGATGTCGAAGATTTAAGACAGCATCAAGATATCACATTTACTCCAGTAACAGAAAATTATTGGGCTGATCAAGGCAAGACATGGCCAAAAGGACATCCTGAAGCAGGAACTCCTATAGTACTTCGCGATTATCAATTTGATGTAGTAAACAAGTTTTTAGAGAATCCGCAAAGTCTACAAGAAGTAGCCACAGGCGCAGGCAAAACAATCACCACAGCAACATTAAGTCATCTGTGTGAACCCTATGGGCGTACAATGGTTATTGTACCTAATAAGTCATTAGTGGTACAAACTGAAGAAGATTATATTAATCTTGGATTAGATGTTGGTGTGTACTTTGGTGATCGAAAAGAACTGAATCGCACACATACAATATGCACTTGGCAAAGTCTCAATGTCTTAGACAAGAAAAGTTATGACGACGATACATTATCTCTTGCAGAGTTTTGTGAAGGTGTTAATGCTGTGATCATAGACGAAGTGCATCAAGCCAAGGCAGAAGTATTAACAAAATTACTCACACAAAATTTTAAGAACTGTCCGATACGCTGGGGACTAACTGGCACAATCCCAAAGGAAGCGTGGGAATTCCAAGGCATACTTGCCAGCATAGGTCCAGTGATTAATCGTGTTAGTGCCTACGATCTACAACAAAAAGATGTGTTGGCGCAACTGAATATTAATATTTTACAAACCAATGATGTTCAGGTATTTAGAAGTTATCCTGAGGAATACTCATTCCTTGTAACTGATCCTAATAGATTAGATTGGATCGCAAATAAAATTAAAGAAGTCAGTCAAAACGGTAATACATTGGTATTGATTAATCGTATTGACACTGGAAATAAATTAATAGAACTAATACCCGATGCTGTGTTTGTCAGCGGTGGTATGAAATTAACTGATAGGAAAGACGAATATGATGAAATTAAAACAAGTAGCGATAAGATTATTATTGCTACCTATGGTGTTGCTGCTGTGGGTATTAATATCCCTCGCATTTTTAATCTTGTGCTTATTGAGCCTGGTAAGTCCTTCGTCAGGGTCATACAATCAATCGGGCGGGGCATTAGGAAAGCAGAGGACAAGGATCATGTGGAAATATGGGACATCACATCGGCCTGCAAATACGCCAAAAGACATTTAACTGAAAGAAAAAAATATTACAAGGAGGCGAAATACCCCTTTACAATTACCAAGGTAAACATATGAAGAATACAGAAATTAAAATTCCCAAAATTAAAAAAAGTGCAGCTGATAAAATTAGAGAGCAAGCATGGCCATATATTAAGAATTTTAGAACATACATCGATATAGGCGCATGTGAAGGTCATACAACAAATCCGTTTTTAGAAAATTTTGATAAAATTATTGCATTTGAGCCGAATCCAGAAATATTTCATTTAATTTCTAATCAAGCAGAAAAATATAATATTGGGCTAGGAGACGAAGAAAAGGAAATGATATTATGGTTGCCAAACGGTAGAGAAAATCCAGCACACGGAAGTTTGGTAAGATACGATCACGGAATTCAATTTCCAGTAAAAATAAAGAAATTAGATGATTTTGATTTTAAAGATGTTGATTTTATTAAAATTGATGTAGAACATTTTGAGATGCAGGTATGTCTAGGCGGAGTTAACACTATTAAAAAATATATGCCTACAATTTATTTTGAAAATAAAAGAGATGAAGCAGAGCATGTACGATTGTGGTTAGAAAACTTAGGATATAGTACTATAAAACATAAAAGCGATACGGTTGCTTACAAGGAATAACATGAAAATTTTAACATTGAACAACACCAGTTTTGATCTTAACGATCTACCAGACGAAGTCGACGAGGATACTAGATTTTCAGTTCTAGACAATTCCAATCCTAACGAACCTGATTTCTTTTTTATGCCTTTGATATTCTTAGAATCATTTAATTCGCCTGCGATACTTTTACGAGTTGGCGGCTACGAAGTGCAAATGCCTTTAGATTGGTGCATGGTGGTAGGCGATAAGGAATGCGGACTAGATCCAGAAGTTCTGCCATTGACATCAATCAACGAACGAGGATTCGACGCATTTGAATTCAATCCTATTAACGGATTCAAATGTGACTTTTTGCCTATTGAAATCATTAATATCTATCAAGATGTTAAGTGGTATTTTCCTAAGATGAAAAATGGACAGTTATTAACAGTACCGCTACACGACGGACCAAGTCCGCCGTGCGTGTATTTTGTCAAAGAGGTTAGTCGTCAGAGTGAAGTTTTGCAACTGGACAAAGTTGTTTGAGTTAAATATGTGTGCTATAAAAGCATAACATTATAAAGGACCATGATGATAGCAGGTAAAATATGGGGGCAAACAGAACTCCTTGAAGCCAACGGTGTATTAGAGTTTCACCGTATCGAAGCCCGAGCGGGCGGCGTCTGTTCGAAGCACAAACACCAGTTTAAGTGGAACGGGTTTTTTGTAGAATCCGGTAAACTTGTTATCCGTGTTTGGAAAAACAACTACGATTTAGTTGATGAAACAGTTCTTACAGCTGGACTGTATACTAAAGTCGCTCCCGGAGAATACCATCAATTTGAAGCATTAGAAGATACTGTTGCGTTTGAACTGTATTGGGCAGAATTTGATCACGAAGATATCGAACGAGATTCAGTAGGTTTTTCAAAATAATGCAAGAAATAGATTACAATTTTATAGAAATAGGAACAGCAGATCACAACACAGTTGTAGAAGTCAGCGGCGACGACGACTACGGGCTATGCATCGAACCAGTCAAAATGTATCTAGAGTCATTGCCGAACAAAAAAAATGTAAAAAAAATAAACTGTGCAGTTTCTTTTGATAATATTGAATCAAGTGTAGATTTATATTTTATTCCTCCTGATATTCTTAGAGAGAATGGGTTAAAAAAGCGAGGACTACGCGGTATCAATTCAATAAACGAATATCATCCTCAACATATTTCAAGAAATATAACACATTTAGTTCAAATAATAAAAATTCCGCAATTACCTATATCGAAAATTTTGATAGATAATAAAGTTAAAGGTATTGACCTCTTAAAAATTGACACCGAAGGTGGC